AACGGTATCCTACAGATAGGTGAGGTGAGCGAAAATGTGGAAGAAGATAATAGTTCTATTAGCGATAAGTTCCGTAGCACAAAGCAATGAACTGAATGAACTTTTAGATAGTAGCACAAACATAGTCAACCAAATTGAAACTGGCATAAAATTAACTGGTGCGGCTACCGATTACGCACACACTGGCGGCGGTTTATCTGACGGAACATTATCTAGCACTGCTCACATAAGCACAGAACAAGTTGATGCTTACAACACAGCATTGAGTAATTATTCTGGTTATCAGCCCTACGGTGATGTTCGTCAAGTGCTTAATGATATGGCGATGGAATCACTAGAGCAAATGGATACTGCTATCGATACATTTACCGAAGTCGTAGTAGATATGATTTCAGTACAACAAGTTGCAGAAAAAGCGGAAACAGCAACAACACCAAAAGAACAAGAAGAACTACAGACCTTTGTTGCTCAAAATGAAGAAATGCTAAAAATAGAACAACAAGACGTAGAAACGTATAACCAAGCAGTCGATGATATCGAAACAAGTGCTAACGAAGCATCAGCGTACCTTGCTGTCGCTAATAGTGAAGCGGCAGATTACCTGCAACAATCTATAGAAGACAACAACACCACATCTGCTGACGTTAATATTTTTTATGATTCTAATCAGCAATGGGTAGCGATGGGGTACAATACAACTAGAAACCTTACTGCTGTATACTTAAATGGTAATGATGCTTTTGGTTTAGATTTGTACTACAGCGAAGCAGATATTCTTGCGCTTGGAACAGAATCAGAGTTTTATAAAACATCGCCAGTAGCACAAGGCTATAATTGTTTTTTCAATTTGGATTGTGAGTAATGATAGAAGATAGCGAATTAAAATTAGGCGGGCAAACATTTAAAGGAGCATGGATTGCGGTGGTTTTTGCGATAGGTTCAACTATCGGTGGGGGTGTATGGACAGCTAGTAGCCTATATAGTAGATTAGAAGCTGTAGAATCAATAACTATTCCAGATGTTCAGCCTATGCATGAAGAACTACAAATAATTAAACAACAACTATTAGATAACGATATTTCGCAATTACAGACGAAATTAGCGACTTTAGGCACTAACCTTGAAACTATACTCGGACAGCAACAAAAGCTCTTAGAATTGAAATCTGAGCTTTCTACGCTATCTAATGAGATTGAGGCGATGAAGGCAACAGTAGCTAAGGCAGAAATTCTTACAGCAGACAGTGAAGATGTATCTGATAGGCTAAATATTATTAAACAAGAAACTGATGACTTATGGCAGGCAATAGACTACCTAAGTAATCCGCTGAGGTGATTATGTGGCAAACTCTAATTGGACCTGTTGCTAATTTAGCAGGCGGTTATTTAAAAAACAAAGCAGAAGAAAAACAGGCAGTACACAAAGCAAAAATGAAGGTTATAAAAACCGATGCTGAGTGGGAATCTAAAATGGTCGATGCTTCGGCTAATTCTTGGAAAGACGAATTTTGGACTTTGGTTTTAGCCACGCCTGTGTTTATGGTAGGATATGCTATAGTAGTCAATGATGTAACTGTGATTGACAGAGTGCAGGCAGGATTTGAAGCATTAGCAAACTTGCCAGAGTGGTATCAGTATTTATTATTTATAGCAATTAGTTCGAGTTTTGGCATTAAAGGCGCAAGCAAAATAATGAGCATGAGAAAATAAAATGTATAGTTACGATATAACCACACCGACACCGCATTTTCCATTTGATGTTGCTAAAGGTAATATTTCAGGTTCTAAAGCTGTAAATATTTTTGGCTTCAACCGCACGATTGGCACAACATTTGAGACTATTTGGGATGATGGCGGGAACTATACATTCCCTACATCAGCCGTACAGATGACAGCAGTATCATCATCTGCAAGTGATACGATGAATGTATTAATAAGTGGATTAGATGCTAACTACAATGAGATTAGTGAAACTGTAACCCTGACAGGCACAGTAGCAGTGACTACTACCGCATCATTTCTACGCATTAATTCAGCCATAATTTTGTCAGGTTCTAACGTAGGCAACATAACTATTGCCAATGGCGGCACAACCTATGGTTATATCGGTGCAACATTAGGAACGACCCAATCTAGTGTTTATACTGTTCCTGCAGGCTATAGTCTGTATTTGTTTAGAATTGATGTAACGTCTGGCACTAACAATGGTCAAAAGTATTTAACTTTTAGAAATGTTGTATCTACAAGTGCAGGTCGGACATTACGAGTAGCCGAAGCGACATTCGCAACAAGCCAAGTTAGTTTTGACCGACAAGTGCCATTTAAAATTGGCGAAAAATCAGACTTTCACTTTGAAGCTAAAAGTAGTTCGAGTGAGAATGAGGTTTCAATATTTATTGAAGCTGTATTAGTTAAGAATCCTTAGAGGTAATTATGACTAAGAAAAAAACAGAAACAAAACCTAAAGCAGAAAAGAAAAATTATTTTTCTGAAAGAGAACTAAAGTGCAAACATACAGGCGACTACGTTTTCGATGAAGGCTTTTTAGAAATCCTAAATGCTATCAGAGAAGAATGCGAATTTGCTTTGCCAATATCTAGTGGTTACAGAAGTCCTACTCACCCACTGGAGTCACGCAAAACTGCTACAGGCGCACATTGCACTGGTAAAGCCGTCGATGTCGCAGTAGGTGGGCAAAAAGCACTAAAGCTAATTGAAGTCGCACAGAAACATGGAGTTAAACGTATCGGAGTAAATCAAAGAGGCTCTGGTCGGTTTATTCACCTAGACATTTGCACAGCAGAAGATTTCCCAGATAGAAAATCATTTCCTGAAACTGCAATTTGGTCGTACTAAAAAAGCCCCCTTTCGGGGGCAAGCTACACACTTTGAGGAATTAGTTTACTTTTACGATTTTGAATCCAAAATCTTCAACCATGTAAAATTCTTTAGATTCTGTATGTTGGATTATATCACCTACAGATAATGAGTATGGGCGTTCTCCGTTCCAAAAATAAACTTTTTCGCGGTCATTCCAAGCATTCATTAACTCAAAAACTTCTTCACAATGTTCAGCATCGCAAACTGCTGTTTTAGTATAAAAATTAAAATATTCTTTTTCCCATTCAGATGAACCAAAGCAAGAAATTTCTCTTTTTGCATGAAGTTGTGCATCTGTGTAGTTTTCTTTAATTTGGTTTTGAAAAACATTAAACATTGTTTTGCTCCGTTGTTTGATTAATATGTAAGCATCTTATTAGACACCCCCATATTGGTCAACCATTTATTTAACTTTTTTTAAATTTGTACAGCAGAGACAAGCAGAGACATCTCTACTACCTAATATTGCCTGTTTTTTAGTCAATTTAGGCACTGGTTACAGCAGAGACACATCTCTCTTTTATCTCTGCTAATTTTTGTTTATTTTTTAGTCAATATGGCTAATTTTTAGTCAATTTGTTATCTAGCTAGTTGTCTCTGTTATCTCTTTTATCTCTTTTATCTCTGCGGACAAAAGGTGCGACTTTGTGTCCGAAAGTGTATCAGCACAAATGTTGATACGTTTTTTTTCGTTATTTGTTAAATAATGCGTTGACACATTACCTGCAATGTAATAAGATACATTTACATTAATCAAATGAAGGAATAAAAAAATGACAAACAACACAGAATTTGCAACAAAATTAATCGTTAACAAAATGGTATCAATGTTACGCAAAGGCTTTACCCGCAATGACTGCAAAAAAGCACTTGAAGTAGCAGAATACAACATCTACACAATCTTTTGGTTAATGGATTTGGTAGATGCAGAAATCAAATCACAAGGAGAAGCAAAATGATAATTTTTGATTACCCATCTAAAAAAGTTCTTAAAGAACAAATCGGCAAGAAATTATTTTATATCGAAACCAGTATTTTTGGTGATGAATATGTAAGCACTGGCACATTGGTTGGTGCTAACCGCCCGCACATTACAGGGCAGGGTAGAGAATTTTTTGCAAAGGTAACAATGCAAGATGACAAAATTATGAGGGTAGACTAATGGATAATCTATCTGATTACGAAAAAGGCGAATACGATGCTTATATCGGTTACAAGGCAAAGTTAGACCAAAGCGATGAGTATTATTTCGGCTATGGCGATGAATATGCCAGACAACAAAATGAAACTGCAAGAAGTGATGAGCAGTTATTGTATATGTATAAAAAATACGGAAACATAGGAGAGCAAAATGAAATCTAGCGAATCTATCGATAAGTTAGCTAATGCGTTATGTAACGCACAAACTCAGATGGGCGGTGCTGTTAAAGACAGTGCCAACCCATTTTTTAAATCAAGCTATGCAGATTTGACTTCTGTTATTAAAGCAATCAAACAACCATTTTCGGACAATGGTCTAAGCTACACCCAGTTTCCGATTAATGGTGATGGCGGAGTCGGTGTAGTAACTAGACTCATGCACATATCTGGGCAATGGTTAGAAGCAGATTGTTTGTTGCCTATTGTAAAAAAAGACCCGCAAGCATCAGGTAGTGCTATCACTTATGCTCGAAGATATGCTTTGCAATCTATCGCAGGTATTCCGACAGCAGATGATGATGCAGAATCAGCAATGCTTAGAGGTGAAAAATCCGAAGAAGAAAAATACAAAGATTTAGTTTCTAATCTTCGTGATAGCATCGATGCCATTAAAGATGGAATTGCTACAGGTGACTACTGCACTGCTAATGAGGCATGGCGTGAATTAACAGATGATGAAAAAATGCAATTATGGAAGGCACCCTCTCGTGGGGGTTGTTTTTCAACACAAGAACGGGCGGTTATGAAATCGTCTGAATTTAGAGAAGCAATATAGGAGAAGGTAATGAGTAACTACGAACAAAAAGATAATAGCGGTGCTATGTTTGTTAACGACAAAAAAGAGTCAGAGAAACACCCTGACCGAAAAGGCAGTGCTGTTGTTAATGGAGTAGATTATTGGGTTAGCGGTTGGATTAACGAATCGAAAAATGGTTCTAAATATTTATCGCTTAAGTTTAATGCTAAGGAACAAGTTGCCAGTGAAGGCGTTAAACAAGTGCAAAATACTTTAGCTGATGACGATATACCATTTTAGTGGAAAAACCCCGCCCCCGAAAGGGCGGGTAAACCATAGGAGTGATGGTCGGGGAAAACCATCGCTGACAATATAACACAGGAGAAAACTCAATGGTAGATTTTGGTAAGTGCCTAATAGATGCACAAGATGCTAGAAATGTCACAAGCGCAGAGTTAGCAAGGCGTTTAAAGGTACATCGTCAACAAATAAATATTTGGCGAAATAAAACTAATGTTAGATTAGACACTGCACTAAAAGTATGTGAAGCATTAGAGATAGAACTAGATGAATTTTTATTTAGTGAGTAAAAAAAAGCCCCTATCCGTAGATAAGGGCTTTACTATTACTGTGAAATTTGTAATAGTTGCTTTGTCGGAAGCAGAATCAATTATAGCAAACCTTTCAAGTTTTCCTAGTAAATTCTGCATCCAAATAAAAAAGATTGGGCTAGAGGCTGACGAACTCCTTAAATTAAACGTCAGAGCGTGGTTGACCCTCCAGACATAGCCTTCACTGCGATTTGGTTGTCGCAATGAAATAAGTTGGATATCTGATACAATCGAAAAAAACCATTGAGTCGTTTATACCCTCAAATCAAAAAATTTAACTGAAACAGGTTAAAGGGTAAAAAATGTCTCAAGAAAAATTATTTATAAAAAACTTTTATTAACTAACGATGCGATGCGGAGCAGAGCACATAGGAGCTACAAAATGACTAAACAACAAGAACGCGTTTTAGAATACATTAAAGGCGGTAACACAATTACAAGTTTAGATGCTTTTAATCAATTAGGAATTACACGATTAGCCGCTGTAATATTTGACCTTAAAAAAGATGGTTACTTTATAGGCAGTAGGCGTGTCAGTGTAAAAAATAGATTCAATGAGAAATGTAATGTTAGCGAATACTTTTATGGTGGTGAAGCCAATGTTGCTAAATGATGGTACTGATTACCAAGTTGATGACAAGGACGTTATCGCTTGGCAGAGAACTTATCCTGCTATTGATGTACACCAAGAATTGAATGCAATGGAATCTTGGTTAGATGCAAACCCAACTCGCAGGAAAACCAAAAATGGAATTAAACGATTTATTAACTCTTGGTTAGGCAGGGCACAAGATAGGGGCGGCTCACCACAGGTAAAAGCGAAAACTGACAGCATTAGAAACAGAAACATTGAGGACAGCCTCACGGATGTTAGTTGGGTAAAAAATGTAGAAGCAAAAAACAGAGCCATTAATCACTTTATTGGTAAATATGGTTTCTACTGGGATGGGGAAAGAAAAAATGGGTAGTCTTAAAAAACTTGCATTCAAGGGTAATCACCCTGCATTAGTTGATGGCAAATTTTACACTTATGAAGATTATGCTAGTGTCGCAAATGTTGGCTATAAATGTATGTATTCAAGACTTTATGGTAAAAATATTGTTACAGATAATGAACTAAGACCATTAAAATCAAAACATATCGGCAAAGCTTGGAACCCAAATTGGAATCCTGAAACTGATAAAACTTGGAGTCGATTTGAAACAGCAGTAGACCAACTATCTCAAAAATGGTTAAGCAAAATATTATGAGTCAGGGTATTTTTATAAAAATCGCGTCTAAGTATGAAATAGAAAAACGATTGCCTTTTATAAAACAAAATATAGAGGCTTGGGATTTTTCTCAGCCTCTTTGCGTTACATTGTCACCCTATAAAAATGTCAGGTCATTAGACCAAAACAGTCTCAGCCATATTTGGTATAGGGAAATTGCCAAAGAAATGACAAAGCGCGGAAATACTATAGACCATGAAAAGCCAGAATTAGTTTGGAAAGTTTGGCTAAAGAAAAGATATTTGGGCGAAACAACTTATAAGATTGGAAAAGAAATAGTTACTGAAACAATTAAAACAAGCAGTCTAAACACCGCAGAAATGGGTCACTACTTAGACCAAGTGTACCACTGGGCGACAAATGTTGGTATTATGTTATCGATACCTAGCCACTCAGAATATGCGGAGTATCTAAACCAACAGGAGAAGTAGCATGGCAAAACTAGACCCGAGAGTAGTTTTAGATTCAGATGTGCAATTAACAGAAAGGCAAAAAACATACTTAGAAGCAGTTATCGAATGCGGTTCAAACTCTAAAGCGGCTAAGAAATTAAACATTAACCGACGATGTGTCGATAAAGGCATGAAGCTTATAGAAGCCAAATGTGCCGCTGTCGGTGTAGCACCGCATAGGGATTTGACCCATCAAACAGCAGAAGGTTTTGAGACAAAAAGAGTATCTACAGCTTATGGCGAGCATGGTGACGTCAAACTGCAGTGGCATATTCAAGAAAAGAAAAAAGGCGCAAGCACAGAACAAATACTCGAAGCTATAGAATCATATGAGTGGAAACCTGCCCCTAAGATAAAAGCCCCAACAAAACACACAAAAGACTTATTAACGCTTTATACACTAACTGATTTTCATTTAGGGATGTATTCGTGGAGTGCTGAAACTGGTGATGACTGGGATTTAGATATAGCTGAACAGGAAGCATTGTCTGGCGTACAAAGAATGGCTGATGGTTCTCCTGATAGTGAAATGGCTATACTAAATTTGCAGGGTGACTTTTTGCACTGGGATTCTTTGTTGGCAGTTACTCCCGCATCTAAGCACGTTTTAGATGCTGATACACGCTACGGCAAACTAATCGAGATGGCTATTAGTGTTGTTATGTCTTCGGTTGAAATATTGCTCCGAAAGCATAAAAAAGTTAGGTTGTTAGTTTGTGAAGGCAACCACGATGAGTCAGGTTCTGCATGGCTCAGGAAAGCCTGCAAAAAAATATACTCAAACAATAATAGGCTAGAAGTAGACGATACTGAGTTTCCGTATTATGCTTATCTACATGGCGAAATTATGTTGGGTTTCCATCATGGGCACAAGAAAAAAAACACAGCCTTACCACAGTTATTCGCCTCTGAACCGCGCTATCGAAATATGTGGGGGTCTGCTACTTACTGCTACATTCACACTGGGCACTATCACCACGCAGAACAAAACATGGCAGAAAATGGCGGTGCGATTGTAGAACGACACCCAACTCTAGCAGGTTGTGATGCTTATGCCGCTAGGGGTGGTTATGTTAGTTGGCGAGCCGCTCATGCTATTACTTACCATATTACTGATGGCGAACATTCACGAAAAACTGTTGTGCCGAGGTTAAAAAATGTCCAAAAAAATCCTGAACTTTCCAGACAATAAAAATGATGATAAACATACTATTAAGAAAGAGTTTTGCGAGTGTGGTAACAGCCTTGACCTTTGGTCTGGTACTGATGGTCATGCTTACGGCTTGTGTAGTGTTTGCGATTTTAATATTGGTAAACAGCCCATTATACTTGATAAGGGAGATTAGCTATTTATGGGTAAACGAAAAGCCCCCACAGTAGCGCAAGAATTAGAAAAAGCCGCTAAGTTGATGCAACGCCTAGTTAGGCTAAAAGCATCAGACGATAATGGATATTGTGCTTGTGTTACTTGTGGGAAAGTTGACCACTATAAGTCTATGCAGGGCGGGCATTTTTATAGCCGTAGGCATATCATATTTAAAGTCTACATCGAAAATTGCCACCCCCAATGTCCCGCCTGTAACCAGTGGGGAATGAAGACCACTAAAATCCAAGAAGCCTACCGCATCTATATGGAAGATATGTATGGTGCGAGGCGAATCAGGGCAATGCAAAAACTAGCATGGCGACCTAGCCCAAAATTCTACAGGCAAGATATAATTGACCTACAAAATGAGTTTAAAGAGCAGATTAAATATCACGAAAAAAGAATCGGTATAAGTTAAATAAACATTTGACAATAGTTTAGTTGTCTCATAAGATGTGCTTACATTAATCAAAACAAAGGTACAAATTATGAACTACGAAACTGCAATCGCTAAACTGTTTAACGAAATCGCTACCGACTATGCTGTATGGTGTGAAAAAATGGATTATTCAAGTAACAAAGAAAATCCTGCTAAAGAAATGATTGACCAACTATCTATATCTAATGGCAGAAAATACGACAGAATAGTCCGAAATCGTAATCAGCGTTGTGTATGGGGATTTATTGTTAAAGAAGATACTGAAAAATTTAAAAAAGGTGACATTTTATTAGCGGCATCTTGGGCATCTCCTGCAACAAACAAAGCACGAGGCAACATCTTCGAAGAATACAACATCAGTTGGACACAACCTAACTACTTGTTCTAAAAATCATTGCCCTCGAAAGGGGGCATTTTCCTGCGAAATAAGTTAAATAAACTGTTGACAATAGTTTAGTTGTCTTTTAGAGTATACCTACATTAATCAAATAACAAAGGTATCAAAACATGACTAACTTCAATAAAGAAAACTTTTACTTCGATGGTTCTTTCCTGACCTACAATGGTGAATATGAAGGTTCAATTACAATGGACCAACACAATCCAAACTGCCACCCATCATGGGTAGGAAAAATGAAACCCGCATTCATTGCACGATTTAAATATGGCAGAAAGCCTTACAAATCATGGATTAATTTTCTTGTTAAAAATGCAACTGTTGAACAATATCTTCAACTTGCAAATGAACACACTCCACTTGATGCAATGAGAATGCTTGGATTTAAAAAATAAAATGACCGCCCCCGAAGGGGGGCTTTTAATTCAGTGCAGGTACGCACTAAATGCATCAAATAGTTAAATAAATGGTTGACAATGTTTTGGTTAACTCATAAGATGGCTCTACATTAATCAAATAACTAAGGTAAATTAATTATGTATGAACTAACTTTAGAAGAAGCAATTAATTCAGAATTAACATTTGTAGAATTTCAAGATGGTAGCCAATTTATTGCACCGCTAAAATCATATTCACTTTTAGATGGTCAAATTTGGGAACTTGTAAACCATAAACCACTAATCAAATTGGAGAAATAAAATGTTATATGAATACCAAAAAACCTATATGGATTTAAACGAAATCAAAAAAACAAAAAGAAACTACAAGCCACTCATAGCCGCTGTAGCATTGTTTTTTATGTATGTTGCTGTTTCAACAATGGATTACCAAGATTGCTTACGAGGTGCTGTATCATGTTAAATGGTGATTATGATGATTTCATTTGGTGCAACATTGACAAACTAAATGCCGAAGATGCAAGGCTGACAGATTTAGATGACGAACAATTAGACGAAGCAGTTTATATTTGGCTAATGTCACATAAGTCTTGGTTTGATGATATTTACCCTGCATCATTTAGCACTGGCGTTTCCGAAATAATGACAGAAATGCTATTTGGTAAAACACAGGTTCCTAGCAGGGTGGTTTCTAATTTGTTTATAGCAATGGCAGGCGATAGTGATTCAGACGATAAAGATGATAATTGGTGGTCGTCTGCAAGTGATAGACATTTAGATGAAATTGTTAATCTTGGAAATTTTGCTGATGATTTTAGAAGCAGTGTATATTTGTATTTAGAAAGCAGTATTGAAGATTACATTTTTGACCGCATGGCACGATTATTAGATAACGAAAAATATGAGAGATGTGATGAATAATAAAACTGACTGGGAAAGACTACGCGATTCATATCCTGCACTAGAAAATGAGTTTGACAAAGAAGAACGAACTGCATTTGAAAACTGGGTTGAAGATATGGGTTTTGATGGCATAATAGCAATAGATGGGGTGAAGCATGACAAAGAAACAAAAAGCAAAAAAAGCAGTTAAAGAAGCAAACAAAGTGGCAGATATCGAATTGCTAAAAAGCAAAATATCAGGCTACAGAAAAAATGTTTTAGATTGGTTAAATTCTGAAACCTATGGATATAAAAAAGTTTCAATTATTGTAGCAGTTATAGTAGCGATTATTGTAATACTATAAATAAACACTAGTAGCGCGTTCCTCCTTAGACGTGATTAGCCAGAGTGGTTCACTGGTGCTACGAAACGAACCACTATCACTATTCCGCATAACCTTTATGCAAATTAAGCATTAGCAATATATATTCTAATATATAAAATACCGCCTTAACCAGTAGAGACAACTCCCATGAAATTAATGCTTATATTCGCAGTGGTTACACTTGCGATAATTGCCTATGATGATTTAGGCGGTAGACCCCTGAAACGCAACGAATCAGAACAAAGTTAAACGCTTGCTTTATGTCAAATGTTTAGTTAAGATATTACTACTGACAAATTAGCGATTGCTAAGGAGTGTAGTAATGAACTTAAATTTAAGTACACACATAATCGAATGCGAGGAAAATGGTTGGACTGATTTGTTGTCTAAACTAGATGAGATAACACAAAGTCTAATTGATAATCCCAGTGCAGGGCATCAAATAAAAACAGCATTAGTGTTTTGGCGTGATGCTGTTAATTGCCGTCTAAGCGGATTACCACCAGAAGAAAATTCCATTATTCTCCACAATCCTGTTATGAGTGTCGCAAAATCATTTGGGACTGAGGTATGAGTTTAACCATAGAATACAAAAAAACTGGGGATTTGATTCCTTACATTAACAACAGTAGAACACACTCTGAACAACAAGTAGCCCAAGTAGCGGCAAGCATAAAAGAGTTTGGTTTTACTAATCCAATTTTAATTGACGAAGATGGTGGCATTATTGCAGGGCATGGTAGGCTACAAGCCTCTCAGTTGCTCGGTCTTGATGATGTTCCTACAATCACTTTAAACAACCTTACAGAAGCACAAAAGAAAGCCTACGTTATTGCTGATAACCAATTAGCATTAAATGCTGACTGGGACATAGATGCTCTAAAGGTTGAAGTAAGCAGGCTAACAGAGTTAGACTTTAATTTAGATGTTCTTGGTTTTGATGATGATATGCTAAAAAACCTAACAGATACATTTGAGCCTAATTTCGACCCTGCTACAGAAGAAGAACAAGGTCAGTTAGATGAACTTGACCCCAAGTGGATAGATTGTCCGCATTGTGGGAAAGAGTTTGATATGAGGGGAGTAGAATGAGCGGAAACCATGAGCAAAAAAATAAAAACATATTAAGTCGTTTTGATACTGAGAAAAGCGGTTCTAAGATTCGCAAGTATGAATTTGAGATGAATGGCAAAACAGTGCGAATGATTAACATGGAAAATGCTACACTAGAAGAAGCAAAACAGTCTCTAAAAACTAGATGGGGTGATTTAGTTCAAAATGTCAGAGAGTGCTAAACTAAAAATAGATTGGGCTAGTTTTGATGCGGCTAAGTATGCTTGTGAGAATTGGCACTATAGTGGCGTTATTCCTGTTGGCAAATTAGTAAAGGTTGGTGCATGGGAAGATGGCAAGTTTATCGGAGTAGTATTATTCGGTAGAGGTGCTAACAACAATATGCTAAAACCATTTGGGCTAAAAGCAGACGAAGGTTGTGAGTTAGTCCGTATAGCTTTAACAAAACACAAAACACCAGTGAGCAAGATAATGGCATTAGCAATTAAGTTTCTTAAAAAAGCTAACACAGGCTTAAAGCTTGTGGTTAGTTATGCTGATGCTGACCAAAACCATCATGGCGGAATATATCAAGCAACTAATTGGGTTTATAGTGGTCTTATGAATGCAGGTAGTATGGGTGCTTTTATTATCAATGGTAAAAAGACACATCCTAAATCTGTACATAGTAAAGGTGTTAAGCAAAACATAGACGCAGTAAGAAAACACTTAGACCCTAATGCTACTGTATTTTATACAAAGGGAAAGCATAGATATCTGATGGCATTGGACAAAGAAACAAAACAGTCTATAATGCATTTAAGCAAACCTTATCCGAAGCGTGCAAAAGAGCAGGCGCTAGAGAACCCCTCTAGTCTGGGCGGTGCAACTCCGACCTGTACGCTCCAAGTTTCCTAATTATGAAAATAGGCAATCAAGGCGATGGGGGTGGCAGACCACCTGTAGTGCTTACAGATGCACAGATAATAGAACTGCAAGCATTAGCCGCCGTATTAAACAAAACACAAGTAGCAGACTATTTCGGTATTACCGAGAAGACTTTGCGTGAAATCGAAAAACGCCAACCAGAAGTTTCTACCGCATATAAAAGGGGCAAGGTTAAACAAGTCGCTAGTATGGGTAGCAACCTAGTTCAGTTAGCAAAGCAGGGCAATGTATCAGCAAACATTTTCTATCTTAAAACTCAGGGTGGTTGGAAAGAAGAACAGCCAGAGCCTTTAGAAATACCTCAGCTAAATATCATAGTGAACAGCGATGCATCTGACTGACCCACAAAGAGACATTTTCACCTGTGATTCAAGGTTTAGGACTGTTGTAGCAGGCAGGCGGTTTGGCAAAACATATTTATCGACATTAGAAATACTAAAGCAAGCAATATCAGGCAAAAACAAAAACGTCTGGTACATTGCTCCCACATATGGGGCGGCTAAGGAAATTGCGTGGCAGATGTTGATTAACACTATCCCCGAAGAATATATCCACAAAACAAACGAAACAGCATTAACAGTAACTCTAATCAATGGTTCTTTAATCAGCCTAAAGGGTGGTGAAAAACCAAACAACCTACGAGGCAGGGCTTTAGACTTCGTTGTGTTAGATGAGTTTGCTGATATGCGAAAAGAAGTTTGGGGTGAAATAATTAGACCGAGTTTGTCTGATAGACAAGGCGGTGCGCTTTTTATTGGTACACCAAAAGGGCGTAATCACTTTTACGATTTATGGGCAGGCGGTTTAGTTGGCAGTGATACATGGACTAGTTTTCAATACACTACGATAGAAGGCGGTAATGTTCCTGCTGATGAAATAGAACAAGCAAAGATGGATTTGGATGAGCGAACATTTAAACAAGAATATTGTGCGGAATTTGTCACATACAGCGGCTTAGTGTATTATTCGTTTAGTAGGGAATTGTCAGTAGTAGAATATGACGATGATGGCGGTACACTGTACATCGGGTTAGATTTTAACGTCGACCCAATGTCAGCTGTTGTTTGTTTGCGTAAGGGTGAGAACATCATAGCTGTAGACGAAATAGTTATGTATGGTTCAAACACAGACGAAATGTGCGAAGAAATATTACAGCGTTATCCAAATCGACATATTATTATTTTTCCAGACCCTGCATCAAGACAGCGCAAAACAAGCGCAGGCGGTAGAACAGATTTGTCTATCTTACAAAACGCAGGATTTAGCGTTAAGGTCAAGAAAAGGCATCCGTTGGTCAGGGATAGAATCAACGCGGTGAATAGTCGGCTATTGAGCAGTGATGGTGCTAGGCACTTATTCATTAGCCCAAAGTGTCGGCAAACAATAAAAAGTTTAGAAAGACAAACATATAAAGAAGGTACGAGCCAACCAAATAAAGATGGGTTCGACCATATGAACGATGCACTAGGTTACTTAATAGAATACATATTCCCAATAAGAACCGAGTACGAAGTAGAACAACCGACTAGGTGGACTTGATGCAATCACAGAACATAGATAACACTCACCCTATTTATGATGACCTAAAAAACCGTTGGGAATTTTATCTTCGTTCCTACATGGGTGGAGAAGATTATATTGAGGGCAATTACCTCACGAATTACATATCAGAAGATGGCAATGAATACAGCAGGCGATTAGACCTAACGCCTATGGATAATCACTGTAAGAACATAGTACACATCTACAGCAGTTTCCTATGGCGCGTTCCACCTACAAGAGCATTCAACACATTGTCAGGAAATCCTGCTTTAGACCCATTCCTTAAAGATGCTGATTTAGATGGTCGTTCATTCAATGCATTTATGAGACAGGCACAAGTTTGGTCTAGTGTATATGGACACGTTTGGTTGTTGCTTGATAAACCTAAATCTAATGCGGCTACAAGAGCAGAAGAACTAGAGCAAGATGTCAGACCTTATATTAATTTGTTCACGCCAGAAAATGTATTCGATTGGAAATATGAGCGCAGTGAATCAGGTAGATTTGAATTGACCTATCTTGTATTGCGTGAAGCAGTAGAGCGCGTTGATGATGTTACTGTCGATGAATATTTTAAAAAGTGGACTAAAGACAAAATCGAAACTTATGTAATGCGAAACAACCAAGAGGAGCAAAAGATTGATGAAATGGATAATCCGCTTGGCAAGATACCTGCAGTACACTTACCTGCTAACCGTTCAGTACAACGAGGAGTTGGTGTTTCAGATTTATCAGATGTGGCTTATATGCAACGAGCAATTTATCAAGAACTGTCTGAAATAGAGCAACTAATTAGAATCAGCAACCACCCGACATTAGTAAAGACGTTTGAGACTGATGCTAGTGCAGGCGCAGGTGCAGTTATTAATTTACCTGACGATATGGATGGACAACTAAAGCCTTATCAGATGCAACCATCAGGGCAAAACCTAGATGCTGTACGCAACTCAATTAAAGATAAGGTCGAAGCCATCAACAGAATGTCACACATGGGCGCAGTGCGCGGCACTCAGGCTATGACACAATCAGGCGTAGCAATGCAGACAGAATTTCAAATGCTAAATGCTAAACTGTCAGAAAAAGCAGACATACTTGAGTTAGCAGAAGAACAAATATTTGACCTGTTCTGTCAGTGGCAACAAGTCACTAACGATGTAGAAATTTTCTACCCAGATGCATTTGACCTACGCGACTACGATAAAGAATTAATGTTCCTGCAACAGATGAAAGCGACTGGCGTTAAATCGGCAACACTGCAAAAAGAAGTAGATAAGAAAATTGCTGATTTGGTTTTAGATGATGAACAACTAGTTAAGTCACATAATGAGATAGAAACAGGAACACAGGTTTTAGGTCAATTTAATGAGACTCCTGTAGATGGCGCGTGATACTGACCATGTTACTTTTATGGCGGCTTTAGCTGAACGGCATCAGGAAAGATTAGCAGGCGCATTAGTAACACTAGAGAATCGAATTGCTGACTTTATGGCATCTGCCCCATTAGATGCGGGTGAGTTATTTGATGAACAATGGGCTATAACTGCTCGTAGTGGATTGCGTGAGATTGTAGAACAAGAATATTTGTCTGAGGTCGATGCAATCATTAGGGACTACGATACTGCATTGCGTGATGCTGTTGCTCTGAATAGCCCTTTATCTAACTTTCAGGAACTAGACCCATCAGTGGTGGCGCAGTTAAAGACTTTATCGTTTCAAGGTTTCCAAGATATTGGCAATGAGTATTTAGACGTTATTGCTAAGGAAATATATGAGGCAACATTAGTAGGAGCATCATTTGCTACAATTGTGCAATCGGTACGTAGTCAAGTCAGTGGCAGGTTGGCAAGATACTCTAGTCAGCTTGTACATGATTCTTTGATGCAATTCGATGCTTCTGTTAATATCAAAATGGCTAAAGATGCAGGAATTACTAAATTTAAATATGTTGGTTCGTTAGTAGATGCATCTCGTGACCATTGCCGTAAACACAGAAACAAAACATACACCGAAGAAGAAATATATGAAATTTGGTCTGGTGAATGGGCAGGCAAGATGTCAGGAAACCCATTTAAAGTTCGTGGTGGTTATAACTGCGGGCATCAATTCATCGGTGTAGAGTGAGGTAACCATTATGCCACAGGGCAAAGGTACATACGGAAACAAGGTCGGTAGACCGAAGAAAAAGAAACGCAAGACAAAGAAATAAATAGTTGTTAAACTATCAATTCACTAACTACTCTTTTAAGAGGCTCGTAACATGAACGATGAAATCATGGAAACCGTAGAACAAGCTGAAACTGAGACAGCGGCAGTAGAAACTCAGGGCAAGACATTTTCTCAGGAAGAATTAGACCGAATCGTAGCTGACCGAATTGCTCGTGAGCAACGCAAGTTCGATAAAAAGCTTGGTGGTATTAACTTAGATGAAGCTAAGGAACTACTGAGCCAAAAAGAACAGGCTGAACTAGAGCAACAAAAGCAACGAGGCGAGTTTGACAATATCCTGAAACAAACTGTCGAAAAGAAAGAGGCTGAAATCAATAGCTATAAATCACGACTGCAGGAAACATTGATAGATGGTGCATTTACATCGTCAGCTAGTCGAAATAATGCAGTTGATACAGTCCAAGTAACGCAACTACTAAAGAATCAAGCAAGGCTGAGTAATGATGGTAGCGTAGAGGTTGTAGACCAAAATGGCACACCCCGCTATAATGACAAAGGCGAACTGCTTACAGTAGATGCTTTAGTAACAGAATTTTTAACTGCAAACCCACACTTCGTAAAAGCCAATGGTGGCGGCTCGGGTGCTTTAGGTAACGCAGGTGGCTCTACATCGAAGCCCAAATCGATGGAATGGATAGTCGAAAATTGGCGGAACGGTGGCAAAGAAGCATATGTCCAGATGAAGTCAAATAAAGGCTAAAAAACTTTCATCTTTTTTTTATAGGTATTTATTATGAGCACTACATCATCAACTTTAGACGACTTGTTTGTAAATATAGTTGCACAAGCACGATTCACAGCCGAAGAAGAATCCTTAATGCTAGGATTGGTTACACAATATGACATTGCAGGACAAGCAGGGAAACAAATCCAAATCCCTAAATATCCTGCTGTTACAGCGGCTAGTTTAACCGAAGGCACTGCTCCATCAGAGTCAGCAGTTAGCACTTCATCTGTTACTATCGATGTGGCAGAGGTAGGTAACACTGTTTTACTTACTGACCTAGCGGCTATGGGCGCAGGCAATCCTGCACAGGAACTAGGTACAGTTCTTGGTAATGCAATTGCTACTAAAATCGATTCAGACCTAATTGGTTTGTTCACTGGCTTCGCTACTCAAAAAGCAGGCGGTGCGGCGGCTGAGATTACTGTAGCAGATATTTTCCAAGCGGCGGCTACACTTCGTGCCAATAAAGCGCCTGGTCAATATGCTTGCGTTCTTCACCCATACCAAGCCTACCAAATCAAAGCAGGTCTAACTAACACATTTGCACATGGTGCACTAAGTGATGTTGGTAACCGCGCTATGACTACTGGTTATGTTGGTACAGTCGCAGGTGTAAACATCTACGAAAGTGCTAATGTTGCTGTAGATGCTAATGGTGATTCTATCGGTGCAGTATTTGCCCCAGAAGCTCTAGCTATTGCTATGAAACGTGATTTCAATCTTGAAACACAACGCAATGCTACTCGTCGTGGCACTGACATGGTTGCTACTGCAATCTA